ACCTCATGAGCAAGGTCGACGCGCTGAAGGACGCGCTGTCGCAGTTCTCCTACACGATCACCGAGTCGTACTCCGGCGGGTCCGTCGTCCACACGTGCATGCCCGCGGCGTCCGTCATCCCCGACTATGACCCGGACACCCTGCGGCACAACATGTGCGTCATCACCGCCGTCATCCCCCGGCAGCCATGACCCACCCCGTCCAGGTCGCCGCCTACGGCTACCCGATGGCCGAACTGGTCGACGGCCACTGGGTCGTCGGACCGCCGGACTCCGTGGTCACGTCGACGTGGGGGACCTTCCGCATCGAGGTCGGCGCCCTGTGGGACTGCGAGTACGTGCCGTCCACGCACGAGTACCCGACGGTGACGACGGCGGGCACTGACATCACCACGATCAACGGGGTTCCGACGCTGATCGACTCCCTGTCCTTCGGCGCCCCCTACAGAGAGCTCACGGGCCAGTTGACGCTGCCGTCGCTGTCCCCGTTCGACGCCGCCGCGTGGCTGGTCCCCGGCGCGTTCGTCGACATCTACCGGGTCCTGACCGCCGAGGACGCCATCACCTACGGCGTCGCCGAGCTCGGCTACTGGCATGGCTTCGTCGCGTCGATCGAGTCCGCCGACGGGCCGGGCCTGTCGGCGGGCGTCAGTCTCCAGTTGCTGGGCGCGCTGTTCGGTGAGATCGGGATGCGCGCGCATCAGCCGACGATGCTCGACGACGACCGGGACGTGGGGCTGAGCCTCGGACAGGCCCTGAACGTCAAGGCGTACAGCCGGCCATTGCCACCCTTCCTCGGGTTCGCGTACACATCGGCGACGACGTCCATCACCACCCGGCACCGCGGATCGCGGGGGCAGACGGTGCTGGACTTCTGCGACGAGATGCTCGGGCTCGCGCAGAACTCGACCGGGCAGTGGACGATCGACCGCGAGTACGGCGCCACGTTCCCCGAGACCGTCCCCCGGACCTACGACCTGTTTGCCAAGCCGCAGGACCTCGCGTCCGCGGTCCAGCAGTCGACGGTGTTCGCCGGTGGGTACGGCGTGGCCCTGAGCCTGACCCGCGACCTGACGACCGGTGGCCTGAACGCCATCTACGGGGAGGGCCTGTCCCCGACCGTCGCCGGTGTCGGCGGCGACCGCTGGCGGAACGCGAAGTACCCGATGCTGACAGCCACCGCCCCCGCCTACCCGGACCGGAATGTCGGCACCACGTACCCGCTGGTCATCACCGACGCGGACTCCGACTTCACCGACGACGTCATCACGCAGCTGTCATCCCAGTTGCGGCTCGCGGGCTGGCCCGCGGTGCAGATCACCGACGTGTTCGACTACGGCCTGCAGGCGGCGATCTTCTCCGTGAAGGAGGAGACCGGCTGGGCGAACACCGACCCGAGCATCGCCAGCGACGCCGAGTGGGACCTCATGTGGCAGTCCGGCACCGGGTTCACGGACCTCTCCAGTGGCTTCTTCCGGCCGCTCGCGGAGGTGCCGGAGTCGCAGCCGTACCTGTTCGCGACGGACGGTGACGTGATCGGGCAGAACGACACGGGGGCGACGAAGTTCGACGGCAGGCTTCGCGTCGAGCAGACGATGTCGTTCAGCGACAACATCACAAAGGAGCGGGCGAGGATCTACGCCCGCCGCGTCGTCAACCAGTCCGCTGCGGGCTGCCCGTGGTCGGGCACGATCACCTTGACCTCGGACCCGACGGACGAGAACGGCGACCCCCGGTCCCGGCTCGACATCTCGGCGGGGCAGTGGCTCCATGTCAACAACCTCGCAGGCGGCACGTACCTGGACTTCGCCGTCGCGGCCGTCTCGGTGGCACCGGAGACCGAGGGCTGCCCGGTGACCCTGACGGTGAGTGAGAAGCCGTGGGACCTGCTCGACCTGTCGACCCGGCTGGACCGGGACCGGGAGGCCCGCACCGACCCCGCGAAGTCGTTCTACTCGCTGCGTTCCCGCCCGGCCCGCCCGTTCCGTGACGCGGTCGGATGGGACGCGGAGTCCGGGGCGGGGATCATCGCCCCGACCGTGCTCGCGGCCGGCTGGAATGTCGTGAAGTTCGTCGGCGCGCAGCGGGGCAGCCTCGCCGCGATCTCCGCGCAGACCTACACCCCGGCGTCGAAGTTCGCCCTCGCGTTCTTCGGCCACGCGGTCACGACGGGTGACCTGGACGGCTGGGTCGCGGACCCGCTCGCGGAGAACACGACCCACAAGGGCCTGTCCTGGTGGTCGGAGGCCGCCATCCAGACCGACCTCGACGCGCACGGCTTCATCGAGGCCTGGGGGGAGTTCGGGAAGGCCTGCGGCTACTCGCCCGCCGCGGAGGACAACGACCCGGTCCCGTCGGTCACCGGCAAGGTCTCCGACGCCGCCTCCATGACGTTCGTCTCGTTCGACCCGCCGTACCTGTGGGCAGCGATCTGGATCCCCACGGGGACGCCGAAATTCAAGCTGACCGCGCGCGTCGTCATCGAGGAGTAGCCGTGCCGTACCAGCCGCTTCCCGTCTCGTCGTTCAACTTCTCTCTCGTCAGCCCCGTGGGAATCGCGGCGACGGTCTACAACGTCACCGACAGCCTTCGCATCTCCTACCTGGGCGAGGATCTCTCCGTCGTCGAAGGACCCGTGCAACTGGGCGCCTACGACGGCTCCCACTACATCTTCAACGATGGCAGCTTCTCCGCACCCGGCGAACTGGGCGTGTTCTACGAGACCCCGTTCGCCTCGTGGACGACCACATCGCCCGTCGTCGGGTTCACCATCTCCCACGTCGACCCCGGCTCCGCCCTGCCCTTCTGGTTCGCCACCGGCTTCCCCTTCGCCCGTGTCACGGACGTAGCCGTGTTCGGCACGGAGACGCCGGGCACCACGCCCAAGACGCCGATCTACGAATCGGGCACGACGTGGTGGCAGGGGCAGCACCTCGACAATCCCTTCTATGAGCCCAAGTACGGGCTGACCACTGACTACTTCGTGAACTTCCTTCATGCGGCGTTCGCGGGCAGCCCCTCTCCGCCCGGCTGGATGCCCTACCCCAATGGCATCGCCGGGGCGCTGGCGTCCATCGACTCGGGGTGGGTGTCGTCGCTGGCGCCGACGATTGTGCCGTGGCCGTTCCCGGCGGGTGCCTACTCGCTGAACAGCACCGTCCCGCTCGGCGACCTAACCGTTGTGTTCCTCAGGGCCACCGCCCGCCGCTCGATGCTGCGCCAGCGGCAAGGACCGCGCGGCGGTTCACCACGAGTCAGCTGGGGGCGGATGTGAGCGCCTACACCCCAGCGGGGTACATCAACCGGATCGTCGACTCCGGTCCGGTCACCTACCTGCCCCTGACGCAGACGTCAGGATTGACGGCCATCGACCAGTCCGGCAACGGCCACAACGGCGCACTGACCCGCACGAGCTGGGAGAGCACGAACCAGACCGGCTGGGGCGCGAGTTGCATGCACATCCCCGCCGGGTACTACCAGACGGGGGCGAAAAATACCGCCGCGGACATGGCCGTCTCCGGCGGGTTCACTGTCATGCTCGCCACATACATCGAGAGCTACGGCAACCCCTACGGCGCATCCTGGAACCTGTACGGCGGCGGAGTGTACGAGAACCTCAACATCTTCGGCGCCTACCAGGGCGTCTCCGGCGCCGTGCAGGTCATCAACATCGGCCGCGACTCGTCGAACATGTTTCACGTGGCCGGATGGTTTGGCTTCGGCGAATGGGTCAACACGATCTACACGAAGACGGCTGGCGGTGCTGCCGCGCTGTACCGCAACGGGGCGGCGGACACGTCGGGCAGTCACGGGGCATCCATCGACGCGACCGGATACCACGTCGGTGGGGACCCCTCGTCCGCCGACTACTACTCCCGGTTTCAGCACTTCACCGTGTGGACGCGGGTCCTGTCGACGGACGAGATCGCCGACATCGGGGGCGCCGCAATGATCTGGGACTCACCACGTCGCCCGACTCTCCGTCAACGTCAGATCCCCTGGTAAGGAGCACGCATGGAGCGCGACGTCATCCACATCCAGCGAGGCGAGCCCTACACCCGCACCCTCGTATTCCGCGAATCCGCCGACGGCGTCACCTGGACGCGGCAGTCGCTGACGGGCTGCGAGTACGCGCAGGACATCCGCGCCGACCAGGCGGAGACGTCCACCCTGCTCCTGTCGATCCGCTCGGATGACACCGCCCACTACGCGGTCATCGAGGGCACCAGCCTGCAACTGCCCGACGAGACCACCGCCTCATCCGACGGCGTGATCGTCATCACCGTCCCCAAGGCCGTCATCCTCACCCTGCCACCAGTGACCTGCGCCCACGACTGGGCACTGATCCAGTCCGGCGGGGACCCCCGCTACAAGGGCGGCGGTCCCGCGGTCGTCGAGGGCCGCATCACCGTCGTCGAGGAGCCGACCCCATGAGCATCGTGCAGGTGATCGAGGTCGTCTCCGATGGCACCAGTGTCCAGGTCGTCGACGTGGTCGACCAGTCGGTGATCCTGTCCGTTCCCGAGGGCATGCAGGGGCCGAAGGGCGTCAAGGGCGACACCGGTGACGTGACCCCGGCTGCGCTCGCGGCGAAAATGGCGGCGGAGGCCGCGCAACTCGCTGCCGAGACCGCGCAGCTGGCGGCCGAGACAGCCGAGACCAACGCCTCCGGCTCCGCCTCCGATGCGCTCGCGGCGCAGCTCATCGCCGAGCAGGCCGCCGCCAGCGTCGACAGCCTGACAGTCGGCACCACCACGACGGGGGCACCCGGCTCGGCTGCCACCGTGGCGGACACGGGCACGCCGGGGCATCCGGTCCTGGCCTTCGCGATCCCGCGCGGCGACGTCGGCGCTGCCGGTGCGGACGGCGCTGCTGGTGCGACGGGAGCAACCGGACCGACAGGAGCCACCGGTGCGACCGGTCCCGCGGGCGCGGTCACCGGGCAGGTGATCTGGTTCGACAACACCGCCTCCGACCTGACCATGCCGTCGATCACCGGCACCGTGTACGCCGCCGTCAACTCCAACCCCGACACGATCACCCGCTCGTCCGGCTCCTTCGTGACGGACGGCTTCGTCGCCGGACAGAAGATCGTCACCTCCGGCTTCGCGAACGGCGCCAACAACGGCACGTTCGTGGTCACCGTGGTCGCCGCCGGCACCCTGACGCTGGCGACGATCCACGCACTCACGGCAGAGGCTGCGGGAGCCGCCGTGACGATCCGGCAGGACCGCGAGCGGATCACCCGCGCTCCGGCCAGCGGCACGCAGCAGGACGAGAGTGTCAGCATCGTCGTGGCCGACGGTGACGTCACCATCGACTCGTACCTGACGCCATCCGGTTATCCCGGGTCGCTGGCGATACCGGCAGGGGAGTGGCGCTTCCACGCCTGGTCATACGTCTCCGCCGGTGCGACGACGACGATCAAGTTCCGGGTCATCAAGGTGTCCTCGACGGGTGTCGAGACGACCCTGTTCACCACGTCCGCGTCCGCCGCTATCGCGTCGACCAGCGTGTCGACGCCGACGGAGGTACAGCTGTCCTACACGGTCGCGGCGGACATCGCGCTGGCGACGACGGACCGGATCGTGGTCCGCGTCATCGGGAACAACTCGTCCGCGACCGCGAGGGTGCTGCACTTCGTGTACCAGGGCGCGACGTTCGCGAGTCATGTGGAGACGACGCTGACGGTCGCCGGTGTCGGCGTCCCGGTCGGCGGTGCCACCGGCCTGGTGCTGGGCAAGAAGTCCGCGTCCGACTACGACACCGAATGGGTCGCGTCACCGTCGGGGCTGATCGTCCCCCAGTCGCAGGTCACGGGCCTGACTGCCGCCCTCGCCAACAAGTTGACTAGTGCGGACCTTCCCGCCCTCCTCGGCCCCGTCCCCGCCGGGGCCGCTACATGGTCCCCGCAACCGTTCAACGTGGCAACTATCGCCCCCGCCATTGGCACCATCATCTACACGCCGCTGCCCGTGGCGACAGCGTTCACCCTGACCGGGCTGACGATCGAAGTAACCGCCGGGGTCGCCAACGGCGTCGTCGCGGTCGGACTGTACGCCGACAACGGCTATCTACCGTCAACGCTGATAGCCGACCTCGGGACGGTTGAGGGCGCGACCGCGGCAGTCAAGGCCATCACCGGCCTGTCGGTCAGCGTCCCGAAGGGCATCGTGTGGGTCGGTGTGCTGCCGCTTGCTGCCGCCTCCGCGATCACGTTCCGCACCGTTGTCGGGTCACTCGTCGCCCTGCCCGCCGCCCCATTAGCCTCCGGGACGCGCACATGCACCGTCTACTCGACGGTCTCCCAGACGGCGCTGCCGTCACCCGCTGGCACGGTCACGTTCGGTAACACGTTCCTGCCATTGAGAGTCTGGATGACGAAATGAGAATTGAGACGTACACCGCCAGCACCCTGACGGGCACCGTGACGATCCCCGACCCACCCGAAGTCGTCAACGAGGCCACCCTCCGCACACAGGCCTTCGCCGCCCTCGCCGCGAACCGCACCGCGCTGGCCGTCGCGACCCCGACGAACGCGCAACTGATCGGACAGGTGAAGGCACTCACCCGGCAGAACAACGCGCTGATACGACTCGCGTTGAACCTGCTTGACGGTCCGGACTAGCGCACTCGCGAACGAGTCAGCCAGCCCGGCTCCTAGCCACATCCACCGCACGACCTCATGGGGGTGAGCCATGTCCTGGTGGTCCATCGTCATCCTGACCGCAGCCGTCGTGTCCATCCCGTTCATCCTCCTCGCCACCTGGCTGATGGACCGCTTCGACGAGCTGGACAGGGACCGGCCATGACCGACGACCGCATCTCTCTGCGCGACTACATCGACCTGCGCATCAGCCAGCAGCGGGAGCTCACCGCGGCGGCACTGGAGTCCTGGCGCACCCGGCACGAGGACCTCATCACGCAGATGAGCTCCTCCTTCGAGGAACGCGACAAGCGGACCGCGCTCGCGCTGACCGTCACCTCCGACGCCCTCGCGAAGGCCGACATCGCCTCCGACAAGCGGTTCGAGCGGATCGGCGACGTCGCCGCGGCACTCGCCGGGGTCGACGCCCGCATCCACGTCCTCGAGCAGGCCCAGTACACCAGCGCCGGGCGCACCACCGGGTTCACCGCCGGCTGGGGCTACCTCGTCGGCGCACTCGGCTTCGTCATCGCTATCGGCGCCCTCCTCTTCGACATCTTCCAGCACTAGGCGATGACGCCGCAGGAACGCGACGCGCTCGTCGCAAGGCTGAAGTCGGCGAAGGACGACGTGGTCGCCCACGACGACATGCCCGTGGCGCTGATCGTCGGGATGATCGCCGGCCTGCATCGCGCCATCGAGATCGTCAACGAGATCGTCAAGGAGGAGTGATGCTCACAGCCAAAGTACGCAAGGCGATTTACGCACTCAGCGCGGTCCTGATTCCGCTGCTCATCGTCATCGGCATGGAGGCGCAGGCCGCCGCCGCATGGGTTGCAGCCGCACTCGGCGTCGCCAACGTCGTCATGGCGTTCCTGAACGTGCCAGGCGAGCCCGATGCCTAACTCCCTGAACGGGTTCCCTGTCCTGAAGGCCGGCAGCGGCCAGCTCGTCACCAAGGCGATCCCCGGCGTCAAGGGGCGCCGCCTGACGATGCGCAAGGACGTCATCCCGTTGTTCCTCGCCCTCGCCCACGACTACCACTACTGGATCTCCGCCCTGAACGTCGGACCGGTGGACGAGGGCGGCTACGCCTACCGCCAGGCCCGTGCCGGTGGCGGCTGGAGCAACCACTCCAGCGGGACGGCCGCGGATCTCAACTGGAGTGCCGAGGGCGCACAGGCGTCCACGATGGGCCGGACGTTCTTCGCCCAGCCGGAGGTCTCCAAGGCGATCCGCACCATCGACGCGATCTACGGCGACGTCATCGACTGGGGCGGACGCTGGCGGGCCGAGGACTTCATGCACTGGGAGATCGCCCCCGGCGCATCGCCGGCCGAGGTGAAGGCGCTCATCACGCACCTGGGGATCAACGCGAACGGCGTTCGGACCCGCAACGCCATGGGGGAGCCGATCACGCCCCGCAACTAGACCCGCTCGCCCTCGCACGACTGCGGCCCCTCATCCCTGCCTCGGGATGAGGGGCCGCTCTTCGTCGTTGGTGGGTCAGCGGACGACGCGGAAGACGGCCGTGCACTCGCGCAGTTGGTCCGACTGCGCGAGTGATGCGCTGGACACCCGTGCGTTCTGCGTGCCTGTGACCGAGCCGCACTGGCTCGACGAGACGTAGTTGATCGTTACCGTCGCCGGGCTGGCCGCCTCGGACGGCGATGCTGACGAGATTCCAATGGTGAACGCCCCGGTGATGAGCGCGAGCATCCCGATGACGAACATGACTACTGATGTGCGATTCACGTTCATGACCTCTCCCTTGCTAGGCGACCGCGAGGACCGCGGCCTCAAGATTCGACTGCGACGAACGGACGTAGCGGCTCGTTGTCGCGGAGTCCGCGTGGCCGAGCAACTCCTGCACGGCGCGCAGGTCCAGCGTCCCGTCGTAGGCGTCCTGAGCGAACCGGCGGCGCAGGCTGTGCGTCGTCCAGCCCGTCGCCATCCGCACGACGTGCGCGACCTCGTCCGGCCCGATGTGGTCACCGGGGCGACGGCACGACGGGAACGCCCAGCCGTCCACCGCCGCGAGGCAGGCCCGGACGTCGCGGTGGATCGGCACGCGACGGACCTTCCCGCCCTTGCCGAGGATCGTCAGGTGGGTCTCGCTGATCTCCGCGCTGCACAGTTCCGCGATCTCCGACCGGCGCAGCCCCTCCTTGGAGCCGAGGAGCAGCATGAACCGGGTCCGGGCGTCGACCCTGCCCAGCGCGGACGCCAGGACGGTGGCGGGGATCGGCTCCTGCTGCGCGCAGTGGACCCGGATCGGATGCACCAGCAGCGTCGGGTCGTGGTCGACGAGTCCGGCCCGCAGGCTGAACCGGTAGAACGATCGCAGGGTGGACAGGTGGGACGCCTTGGACGCGGCACCGCCCGGCCGGGTCGCCAGGTGCCGCTGGACGTCGGCGGGGGTCGCGGTGGCGAGGTCGTGGTGCCGTGCGAACGTCCAGATGAGGATGTGGCGCAGTCGCAGTGTCGCGGGTGACACGTTGCCGGCCTCCAGCCAGTCGAGCCATGCGCTGATCAGTTCCTCGTTCATCGTTCCCCCGTAGGTCAGGCCACCCGCTTGGCGGCCCGTCCATGCTTGCGACTCCGGTACTCCCCGAGGTCGGATATATCCGCGCCGTAGCCATCCCGCTTACCGTGTCGTAACCGATTTGGGTCGTCGTGCGGCTCAACGCCCGTCTGTAGCCACTCCAGCGGGACGCCGAACTTCATCGCCCACAGGCGCTGCGTGGTCAGGTCCGGGGTGATGTGCCCGTTGATCCAGTTGCCGATGGTGTTCCGGTTGACACCGAAGTATTCGGCCACGGCTCCAACGGATTGACCGCTGTCCCGCAACGTCTTTCGCATCCTGTCGGCCATGTCCCACTCGGGGATGTAGCCCGGTTCCGGTGAAGTGCTCATGCAATGAGTGTTGCATAGATGGCAGGGGATGCCAACCCATGCGACACGCCCGTAGCGCGGTGAGTGTTGCGCAATTGTTGGGCATTGCTATACCGTGCGGACATGCGAGCCAAACCAGACCTCATCGGCAGCCGCGACGTGTGCCGCATCTTCGAGATCGACAAGTCCACCCTGAGCCGGTGGGTCGCGGCGGGGAAGTTGACCCCCGCATTGCGACTCAACGAGAAGACCAACGGCGCCTTCCTGTTCCACCGCAAGGACGTCGAGAAGTTGAGGGCGGCATGACCGCCGACCTCGTGGGCCAGCGGCTCACTGACGCCGAGGCCGTCATCGAGCGCGGTCTAGCCACGTTCGTCGAGGTCGGTGCGGCGCTCATGTCGATCCGAGACGAGCGCCTCTACCGCGTCGAGTACGGAACCTTCGAGGACTACTGCCGCGAACGGTGGGGGATGACCCGCCGCCACGCGAACCGCCTAGTCGAAGCCGCCGAGATCACTGTGGCGCTCGGACCAATTGGTCCCACGACCGAGTCACAGGCTCGCGAACTGACCGGCCTGCCGCCGGAGATCGCCGCCGAGGTGATGGACCTCGCAGCCGAGTCCGGCAAGGTCACCGCCGCGAGCATCCGCGACGCCCGCGAGACGATCCAGCCGACCAAGCCCGCCGAATGGTCCTGTCACTGCGGAGCTGCCTTCAAGACCGCGCACACCCACTGCGACACGTGCGGCGACCACTACCCCGAGCCCGGCTACTGCACGGCGCACAACGTCGCCGTCAACACCGAGTCGGGGGAGATCCTCGACGGGCCGACTCCGCTGCCCGAGGTCCCGTCGCAATGGCGGGCCGACGCCGCCGACCGGTTCCACCGGCTAGCCAAGGTCAACCTCATCATCCGTGACCACATGGACTCCCTCGCAGATGCCTGCGCCCATGGCAGCGATCTGGAGCGGAGCACCTGGAGCGGGATCGCAGTGGCGCTTGCCGACCGCGCATCCGACCTCGCCGCCCTCGTCAACCGTCCCGTCACCCTCAGGAGGGTCAAGTGAGCGACATCTCCGACCACGCCGTCACGGCCATCGAGCACCTAGGTGGTCACGCGCCCGCATGGAAGATTGCTGAGCACGTCGCCGCGAACGTGAGCGAGGACGACTACCACGACGCGACCCGGTCAGGGTTCATCGCGATCGTCCGCAACGCGCTGCGCGTCGCCGACGGTGGTGGACTGCCCAGCGCGGTCAGCGTCAATGGTGAGTACGTGCAGACGTCGATGCTCGACGTCGACCAGTACCGGATCGTCATCGGCGGATATCTCAACAGGTCGAGCGCGAACCGGATCGTCGCGGAGAAGTTCAACGCGAGATGCGTTGCCGTGCATGGTGTTTCCGTCCTCGATGACGACGTAGCCGACACCGGCACCTGATCCCACCACGTCCGGCGCCACGTCCCCCCGACAGGCGCCGGATTCCCCGGAGGGAGGGCGCGGGGCGGGCGCGGGGCCAGTAGCAGATGCGAAGACCAGCAGACCGCCCCGCACTCCCACCGGACAACTGAATTGAACTCCTGGCCCTGCTGACTTGGGGAAGGCATCAGGGCCAGGGACACCCTCCGAGGAAGGAACGTCATGAACGTTGAACGCAAGCAGGTGATCCACGCCAGCATCGCCGCCACCAGGTCCGCTGATGAGCACGCCCGTATCGCCGGGACCTCAATGGCGGGCAGCCTGGCCTACTCGCGCGTCCCGACGATGTGCGGCTTCGAGGTCGACCACCTGCGTGCCTGCCACGCGGACCGTCTTGAGGCGGACGCGCTGTTCGCCGAGTTCGCTGCGATGCCCCGATGAACCCGAACAGCCTCGACCTGCTGCTGGCGTTCCTGCTGGCCCTCACGGTCCTCACCGCGGTCGTGTTCCACCGCGACACCGTGGAGGCCCGACGCCGCCGACTCCACGCGGAGCGGGTCCTGGGGATCCGCACCGCCCAGCGTGACAGCGCCCGGACCGAGCGGGACGCCGCGATCGCGCACGCGGAGGAGGCGACCGAGCTGCTGACGCTGGCGTCTCAGGACGCGCGCCGCCGCCACCCCGCCGGGCTCGCACTCCTCGACGGGCTGGTGAAGCCATGAGCGCCCATAACCCGTTGTGCGACAAGGCGTGGTCGTGGCCCGATGCCATGAGCGGACGTGGCACAGAGGCAGCCGACTGCTGGCTGTGCGACATCATCGCCAAGGTCCGCGCCGACGAGCGCACCGACGCGGCCCGTGACCTCCGCCTATGGATAAGGGATAACTATCCCTCAATCAAGGGCTACTCAGACGTAAATGTTGAAGAAGCCCTCACCGTCGTCGAGGGCAAGCCGTGATCGCCCATCTGCCCGAGTGCTTCTACACCGATACGCCGCTGAAGCCGAAGCGGGTCCGTGGCCTGTGCATCTGCGACCGGCTTCTGACCTGCGAGCAGCGAGTGGAGGCCGAGGCGTTGCTCTGGTGGTCGCCGGAGACAGGCTACTACGCGGGCTTCGCTGTTGCGCTGGACAAGGCGGTCGCAGTCGTTGCCGCGATGCCCACTGCCTTCTGGATCAACAGGAGCACCCAAGAGGCACAGGAACAGAAGGCATACGTCAAGGCAGCCATCGACGCGCTGAAGGGCAAGCCGTGATCGCCGCCGCGGCCCTGGTCCTCGGGCTCCTCGCGACCGCCCCCGACGACCGGGCACCGCACCGCCACCTGACCGTCAGCCGATCCGCACAGAACCGCTGGCACGACTCAGGAATCGTCGAGGTGTGGCGTGGGGCGAGCAGCCACGAGCGCGCCGTGTGGCTGTGCATACGCGCCCACGAGAGCCTGGGCGCCGGTCACTGGACCGCTCAGAACGGGTCCAGCAGCGCGTCCGGCGCCGGCCAGTGGATCGACTCGACCTGGCGAGGCGTCGCCCGCTGGGTCACCTTCCGCGGCAAGCACGTCGCACGCGGCTACACCCGCGCCAGGTACGCCCCGCCGTGGATCCAGGACCTCGCCTTCCGGCACACCTACGCACGCGGCGGACTGTCCATGTGGGCAGGCACTCACTGCGCAGGTACCTCATGATCCGCGAGACGTGCTCCTGCGGCGCCACGTTCAGCAGCGACCGACCCTATGCGGGCTCGGACGCCGCTACCTGGCGTCGGGACCACCGATGTCTTGATCCCGTCACCCTGGTGACCGAGGAGACCGACTCGGGTCCGGGTCTCGCCGACGTCATCCACGCCATCGAATGCGGCACCTTAGCCACCGAGCGGCTGTCCGATCTGGTGCTCGCCTACATCAAGGCGCAGTCGTGACACGCGTCGAAGCCGTCGCCCAGGCCTACGGCCTCAGTCCCATCGAGGTCGCCAGCTGGTCCGGGCGCACCATCGAGATCTTCCACCGCGTCGCCGTCAACCGCGGCTGGATCACCGGCGAGCTGACCGCATGACCACCAAGCTGCAGGACTGCCCGCACCCACGCGCACGCCACCAGCACGGCACCCACCTCGCCTACCAGAAGGACCACTGCCGCTGCGAGCCCTGCCTGCGGGCCGCCTCGAGGCAGCACAAGCGGATCGCCTACCGCACGCACGCTGGCACCCACACCTACGTCGACGCCGCTATCGCACGCGACCACGTCCAACAGCTCCTGGCAACCCTCACGGTCGGGCAGATCGAGCAGCGGTCCGGCGTCCACCGCACCGCGATCCGCGTCCTGGTCGGCGACTTCCCCGGCCGGCCAGCATCCAAGCGGATCACCCGCACCACCCACGCCGCGCTCCTCGCCCTGCGACCCGTGCGCGTCGGCCCCGAGACGTCCGGCCTCGTCGACAGGTGCGGCACGCAGCGCCGCCTGCGCGCCCTCATCGCCCTCGGCTGGACAGCGAGGTACCTCACCCGACGCCTGGGCATGTCCAGCCGCACGATGGGCCTGCTGACCGCCGACATCGGGGCACCCGTCCAGGCTGCCACGCGGGCGAGAGTAGCCACTCTGTACGACGAGCTCGCCCTGACCATCCCAGCCCCGTCACGCGGGACGACGATCGCCCGGAACGTGGCACGCCGCAACGGCTGGGCGCCGCCACTCGCGTGGGACGACGACACGATCGACGACCCGGACGCACGCCCCGACCTCGGGCAGCAGACCGGCGAGCTGGCGTGGGAGCGGGTCCTCGAGGACTACCAGGACACGTGGGACGCCCACGCCGGCAACATCCCCGCCGCGGCACAGCGCCTCGGGATCTCCGAACGCGGCTTGGTCCGGAATCTCGCCATCGCTCGCAGCGCCGGACGCGACGTCACCTTCACCTACGCGAGGGCAGCGTCATGAGCCGCTCCAAGGACATCGGCACCCGCGGGGAGACCGCCGTCATCCGCTACGCCCGCGACCACGGATTCCCCGCCGCCGACCGGCGACCGCTCAAGGGCAGCCTCGACGAGGGCGACATCCTCCTGTGCCACCAGGCGATCCTCGAGGTCAAGTCCGGGAAGACGGCACAGAACGCGTCCTACAACCAGAAGCTCGCCTGGCTCGCGGAGACCGAACGCGAACGCGTCAACGCCGCCACCCTCCTCGGCGCCCTCGTCGTGCAACGCCGCGGCTTCGGCGTCGGCCGAGTCGAATCTTGGGAGTTCTGGTGGACCGAGCGGATGCCATTTGAGGCACCCGCATGCGTCGCCCTCGAGCACGGGCTCCGGCGTATCGCCTGGGCACTCGCCAACCTCGCTACCCATCAACAAGGAGCATCAGCATGAGCGACCCCGTCCTCCTCGAAGACGAATACCTGCACGCAGCCGAGGTGCTGCGCATCAACGCCAGCATCCGCAAAGGCCTCGATGCTGAGGACGCCCGCTGCAAGGAGATCCTCGCGAAGGTCCTCGCCGAGGGCGAGCAGGGCATGTCCCCGGACGGGGAGATCCTCGTCCAGATCAAGCCAGGCGCGAGGGTGTGGAACGAGGACACCGCACGCACGGCCCTCGCCGACACCCCTGAGCTGCTGCAGCTGATCACCGTCACCGAGACGGTCACCCGCCTTGACAAGCAGAAGGCGAAGAACCTGTTCGGCGACGACCTCTATGCCACCTGCTGCAAGGCGAACCGTGCATCGGTGGTGCCACTGTGAATGCCTGCATCGAGCTGGCCTCGGGCGTGCAGTGGATCGTGGCGAAGCCACGGGTTCCGATGGTCGAAGAATTGATGGAGTACGGAAACTCACAGGTACCGGTCATCGCCGTTATTGACCGCAGCGACGAGTACCGCAGGGCAGCGTTCATGGGAACTGTGTTCATCGCCGGCATCGTCTCCATCTCGGACCTTCCGGACGAGTCATGAAGCCCTCGTTCACGTGGACCGTCACCTGCCACTGCGGCTGGGCCTACCCACCCCGCGAAAAGGGCACCGTCGCCGTCAAGTCCGACTGCGAGGCGAACGCCCGCGCCCACCGCCTCCACGGCTGTCTCCACGCCGCACAGGCACGTCTCGACGAGCCCGCATGAGCATCGACCTGGTCATGGCCGAGGTGTTCACCATCATCGAGACGGCGATCGCCGGGCAGCCCCGCACTTTGCAGACCCGCATCGGCCCCTCCGAGCTCGGCACCCCGTGCGACCGGCGCCTGGGCCACAAGCTCGCCGGCACCCCGCCCGTCAACACGAAGCAGGACGTCCCGTGGAAGGCGTGGGTCGGGACCGCGATCCACGAGCAGATCGGCAACGCCATCGCCCGCCACGAGGTCAACCGCTACGAGACGGATACCAGCGGCGGAGGAGTGCGGCCCCGCTGGCACGTCGAGGAGCGCGTCACCGTCGGCGACATCAACGGCGTGGACATCACCGGTCAGTGCGACCTGTTCGATGAGACCACCGGCACCGTCATCGACTTCAAGACCACGACGGCGAACCAGATCAGGGAGAACTACAAGCCGCACGGCCCCGGCCCCCAGTACCGCGCCCAGGCGCACCTGTACGGCCGCGGCTGGCAGCTGCAGGGACACCGCGTCAACACCGTCGCGATCGCCTGGCTACTGCGCGAAGGCGAGTTCCACCAGCGGCACGTGTGGTCCGAGCCCTACGACGAGCAGGTCGCCATCGACGCTATCGCCCGAGCCGCCGCCATCGACATGTCCCTGGCCAGCCTCGGACCCGACTTCACCCTGCCACTCCTCCAGCCGACCGCCGCCTACTGCAGGCACTGCGACTGGTTCAAGAAGAACACCACCGATCTCTCCCGGGCATGCCCGGGAGTCGCAGCCACGGCTGCACGCACCACCACCCCATTTGATGACCTGCTACCCAAGGAGCACGTGAACGCATGAGCAACGAATCGCAGGACTTCCTGTTCGGCGGAGGCGTCCCCTCCGCGAAGTTCCCCGAGATCGGGGCAACCGTCACCGGCACCATCACCGAGGAGCCCCGCCTCGACGAGCAGCGCGACCTCGAAGGCGAGGTAAAGACGTGGTCCAACGGCGACACCATGAAGATGCTCGTCGTCACCCTCGCCACCACCGACCGCGACCCCGACATCGAGGACGACGACGGTCTGCGCCGCCTCTACGTCAAGGGCTCCAAGGACCCCAAGTCCAAGTCGATGACCGCCGCGATCGGGGCAGCCGTGCGGAAGGCGAAGGCCAACGGCCTGGAGGTCGGAGGCCGGCTGACGATCCGGTACTCCGGCGACGGGGAGCAGGAGCGGAAGGGGTTCAACGCCCCCAAGCAGTACGACGCGACATACGAGCCGCCGTCCGTCGCCGCATCGGGGGAGTTCCTCGACGCCGCACCAGCCCCCGCTGCCGCCACTACGCCGGCTCCCGTCGCTGCCCCCGCAGCCGACGCAGGGGAGACCGCCAAGCAGCTCCTCGCCATGGGCATCAGCCAGCAGGACGTCGCCACCGCCACCGGGCTCCCGCTGACAATCGTCGCTGCCCTGGCGAACGTGGTCGCCGCCAGCACAGCCTGAACCGCTCGCCCGCCTGCCCTGTGGGACAGCCGCCCGTTCGAGCCGGGCGCAGGCACGTGACCCTCATCTACACGACACGACCGATCAGCGACCGCCACGCGTTCGGCGGCGAGCGCGTGTTCTCCCAGTTCATGGTGACTTGGACGACCGTTCTCGACCTCCTCGAACGGGAGTACGACTTCCTCGATGGGGAGCGGCTTGTCATCGAGGTGGACGTGCGCGAGGACCAGATCCGCAACGACGGAATGATCCGAAGCGGCGCTGCGGCCTCCAGCCCGGGGGCGCGGATCGCGTTCGAGTCGAAGTTCGGTCCGATCATCATGGCGACGGACCGCTTCGTTCACCGCCCCTACGGGTCGAAGATGCAGCAAGACTGGCAGCACAACGTTTACGCGATCGCCCTGTCGCTGGAGGCGCTGCGGAAGGTGGACCGCTACGGGGTGACGAAGCGGGGGGAGCAGTACACGGGTTGGAAGGCGATAGGCGGTGCTCCCGAGCCGCCGAGCCCCTTGGAGGCGATCGGCGTTCTCGCCGCAATCCTGAACGCCAGCCATAGCGACGTGAACGCTGACCTACCGCGTGCAATCCGCCGCGCGAAGGCGTTGGCACACCCGGATCGGAACAACGGTCATCGTGTCCAATGGGATCAGGTGGAAGAAGCCGCACGCGTACTCGAAGCCACGCGAGACGATTCATGAGATACGCGATCCATGAAGGTGACCTCAACGCCCAGGCAGAGCCACGGGCCCGCGGCATCTGCCCCCACTGTATGGAACCCGTCCGCGCCAAATGCGGCGACATCGTCACCTGGCACTGGGCGCACATCGCCAACGACTGCGACACCTGGGCCGAACCCGAAAGCGCCTGGCACCGCGCATGGCAGGACAAGTTCCCCCGCACCTGGCAGGAGGTCCCCATCGGCGCACACCGCGCCGACATCCGCACCCCCCAAGGATTTGTCCTCGAGGTCCAGCACTCGACCATCAACGGCGACGCCATCCGCGCACGCGAAAACCACTACGGACACGCCATGGCCTGGCTGTTCGACGCCCGAGACGCCTACGACACCGACCGCCTCAACCTCCGCACCAAGGCGACCGCCGGCGACACCTACCGCAGCTTCCGCTGGAAGCACCCCCGCACCTCCATCCTGCGCTGCACCCGACGCGTCCTCCTCGACCTCGGACCCGCCGTCCTAGTCATCCAACGGTTCTACAACACCGGCGCCCCCTACGGCGGATACGGACACCTCGCGACCCACGACGACGTCGTCGCCGACATCGCCGCATGGAGGGCTGCGTGACCATGGCCGCGGCCCCCGACACCACCCCCTCCATGCTCGTCGCCGCCCTCTGGTGGGCCCGGCAAGGACAACCCGTCTTCCCCACCTGGTGGCCCATCGACGGACACTGCGCCTGCCCCCAACGCGACTGCCACAGCCCCGCCAAGCACCCCCTCACCACGAACGGCCTCCACGACGCCACCCTCGACGAGGACACCATCCGCGGCTGGTGGGGACGCTGGCCCCACGCCAACATCGCCATCCCCACCGGCCACACCTTCGACGTCGTCGACATCGACGGCGCCTCCCAGGCGTGGAAGGACTACACGGCCCTCCACGGCACCCCCGAGCACCACGCCATCGCCATGAGCGGACGCGACACCGGCGGCTTCCACCTCTACTGCTCACCCGGCGGACGCAAGACCATCCCCTCCGGCAAGAAGGGCCTCCCCCCAGGAGTCGAGATCAAGGGCGCCGGCGGGTACGTCATCGCCCCACCCTCCATGCACGTCACCGGACGCCCCTACATGTGGATCCAGCCCCTCGGCGATGGCGTCATCACCGGCGATGTCCCCTGGGACGACTGGTACGACCAGCTCGACCACCAGCAGCCCACCCAGCCGCCTGCACCCGCCATCAACCCGTCCACCGCGTTCCTCGGCCCCACACCCACCAGCGACAGCGACGACCGCCGCGCGACCGCCTACGGGCAGGCCGTCCTCCGCCGCGCCGTCGACGCGATCACCAGCGCCGGTGAAGGGGGACGGTGGAACGCCCTCGCCCTCGAAGCCGCCCCCCTCATCGCCCGAGCCATCGCCGGCGGCTGCCTCGACCGCCCCACCGGGCAGGCCGCCCTCCAAGCAGCCTGCCGCACCGCCCACCTCTCCGCCCCCGAGACCGATCGCGTCCCCGAACTCCTCGACAGGCTCCACGCCCAGGGCATCACCCACCCCATCGCCCCACCACCCGCCGTCGGCGTCGACACGACAACAGGCGCCACCATCTGGGCCATCAGCCTGCCCCCCAACGACCTTCCCCCCGACTACCTCGAGCACGTCGACCCCGGCGAACGCGACCACACCAGCTGGTGGCCACGCAACCTGGTCGCCGTCATCGCCGGAGACGACCCCGAACCCCACCCCGCGTTCCTCGCCCGCCAGGACGGCCACCGCCTCCTGTACCCCGGCAAGGTCAACGGCCTCATCGGCGAATCCGAATCCGGCAAGACCTGGATCGCGCTCCTCGCCGTCCTCCAAGCCATCACCACTGCCCAGCACGTCCTCTACCTCGACTTCGAGGACACCGCAGCAGGCATCATCAGCCGGCTCCGCGCCCTCGGCGCAACCGACACCCACCTGGCGCACCTGACCTACATCGCACCCGACGAATCACTCCACGCCACCGCCACCCTCGACCTCACCGAAACCCTGACCACCCACACCCCCGCACTCGTCATCCTCGACGGATTCAACGCAGCCATGACCCTCCTCGGCCTCGACCTCAACTCCAACACCGACGCCACCCGCTTCTCCCAGACCCTCCTCAAGCCCCTCGCCCGCACCGGTGCAGCCGTCGCCTACGTCGACCACGTCCCCAAGAACAAGGACCAGCGCGGCAAGGGCGGCATCGGCGCCCAGGCCAAGCGCGCCATGACCACCGGATGCGCCCTCACCATCGAAATCACCTCACCCTTCGGACGCGGCATGACCGGCCGGCTCCGCCTCACCGTCGACAAGGACCGACCTGGGCACGTCCGCGAGATCAGCGGCGGCGCCAGATACGCCGGAGAGGCCGTCCTGACCTCCCACGACGACGGAACCGTCCGCATCCAGATCGACGCACCCGACCTGCGCCCCGCCGCTGAGAGAGGCCCCTGGCGGCCCACCCACTACATGCAGAAGGTGTCCGACCTTCTCGCCGACCTCCCGAAAGGGGCGTCGAAGAAGGCCATCGAGGACGCGATCGAGGGGAAAGCCGTGCATGTTCGCAAGGCCATCGATGCGCTCGTCGCCGAGGGGTACGTCAAGCGCCAGACGGGGCCGCGAGGGGCACTCATCCACGTTCTCGACCGCCCGTTCACAGACGACAACGACCCTGTGGATAACTCATGAGCGACCTCGTCCCTGACCTCGTCCCCGACCTCGTCCCCACCTCGTCCCAAACGGACATTTTGACACCCCCGGCAGACCGTGTTCTGACCTCGTCCCCCCTGCCCCCTCCCCTACGGGGCAGGGACGAGGTCAACGAAGCCCCACGACCTCGTCCCCGAAACGCGGGACGACGTCGTCCCCGACCGATTCCCAAAGGCGCCCGATGACCACCCAAACCCAGCCCCGATGGCTCACCGACATGCTCATCGCCAAAGGCGCGATGAGCGAGAGCGGACTCACCCGCACCGCCCGAATCCGCACCCACAAGCCCTGCCACCTGCCCACCCTCGCCGGATACGACAACGACACCTGCGCACTCGACACCTGGTGCGACCTCGCCGAACTCACCCTGGCCGGCGAGGTCCACGCCCTCCTCGCCGGCCGCACCACGTACGAGCTCGCCACCGAGCGCCTCTACCGCCGCGACCACTGGACCATCACCGGGCGCCCCGCCGGCGGACGCACACCCGTCTTCGCCGAGCACCAGTGCCACGCGCCCATCCCCGCCACCTGGGCGATCACTCGCCCACCAGCCCCGCCAGCGAAGACGATCAGCCAGGAGGAAGCCACGTGTCCGTTCTGAACTGCGTGATCTGCCATCATCCGCAGGCGATCGAGCGGATGGCGTGCACATCCTGCGAGATCACGATGAGCAGGCAGCTGACCGACATCGTCGAGTTCTACTGCCTTGCCGAGGGCGAGCTCGTCCCCGGCAGTGGGGGAGACCGTGGCACGTCCTGCACCTTATGCACGTGGCCATCAGCACGCCCGGATCCGAGTTCTGGGCCGACCCCGTGACCTACGCCAACGTCTGCGTCCTGTGCCTGCGCCGCCTCGACGCCGGCCACGTCTGCCCCGCCTGCGTCATCCGCATCGGGAACGACCTGGACGACATCGTGCGCCTCGCCTCGCTGGCGTCCATCGAGCCGAGGACGGGCAGGGGCTCGGGCAGGAGCGTGCCCAGCAGTCGCCCGCCGATCAACGTCGACGGGATCGACCCCGCCCTGACGATCGTCCCGATGCCGCCGGAGCCGTCCGCGAACTGGCCGACCGTGCTGGAGATCTGCGAGGCGTGGTGCAGGCTGACGCTCGAAGCGCGCCAGATGCCGCAGTACGGCCCGTGGAGCCACGCACAGGCGACAACTGCCCATGCCCCGTACTCGCAGACCACCGCCACACTGACCGCCTGCACGACGTTCCTACGGGCGTCCCTGCCGTGGTGGGAGTCCGATCCCGAGCAGCCGATCGACGACTTCGCGGGCGAGATCAGCGCCTGCCGCCGCGTCCTAGTCAGGTTCGACCCCGACCGGGAGCCGATGGGCTACGCCGCGTTCTGCCCCACCGACGGCTGCGGCGCGAAGCTGCGCTACCACGATGCTGACGAGGAGGTGCGCTGCCCGAGATGCCGCGTCACCCGTGACGTGCCGCAACTGGTCGCCGTCGTGCTGTCTGACCCTGACTGCCAGGACATCTGGGCCGACCCCATCACGGCAGCGATGCACTACGGCATCAGCGACCGCAGGCTGCGGCAGATGGTCGCCGAGGGCAAGGTCGAGCGCAAGGCAGGCAGGTATCGGATAGCGACACGCCACGTCGTCTAACCCTTCACTTGAGGGTTACTTCCGATACGATCTGCTCAAGTGGGGTCGTGTCGAAGGACACGGCCCTTCGTCATGTCAGGAGGCTGGCATGGCATGGAACGGGCGGCGTGCCCAGAAGGCCAAGGCGTACTGCATCCGCGTCTACGGCGACACCTGCTGGCTGTGCGGCCACCCGATCGACCCGGACGACTTCACCGTTGACCACGTGGTCGAGCGCAGTGTGCGCCCCGACCTGACCTGGGACCCGTCCAACTGGCGTCCGGCGCATGGCAGGAAGCACCCGGAGATCGGCTGTCCGGGCAACTACGGGCGGTCGGGGCGAACCGTTCGCACGCTTTCGTGGGTTGCACCCGGATGGTAGATATGTCCGATTCGCAGGGGTTTGGGTGTACGTGTATGTCCAGATATGTCGTTTTTCTGCCCTGACGACGGCCACCCGGTCCGCCTATACCCACCATCTCCCCCCGCAACGGTTCGGCCACGGATGGAGGACCCATGCCCCGGTCCTGCCACGCCTGCGGCGCATCACTGGAGGGCCGTCGGCCGCAGGCGAGGTTCTGCGACGCGACCTGCCGCTCCGCCGGCCACAAGGCCAAGGCGCTGCGCGGCACACCACTGACCCTGCTCACCAACGAGACCCGACTGCTGCCCGCCGAGCGACTGGCCCCCGCCGTCGAGTCGGCCCTGACCCAGATGACCTGGCTGACCGGAACAGATGACGCGCTCGCCCGGCTCGCCCTCGAGTACGCCACCCTCCTGGACGACTCCCGCGAGTCCGACGCCTACGCCGAGCGACTCGTCAAGGTCGGCCCGCAGCTCCTGACCACCCTGAAGGCCCTCGGCGGGACGCCCGCGGAGCGCAAGGCGCTCGGTGTCGAGCGTGAGGTGAAGGGTAAACTCGCCCAGTTGAGGCAGGCCCGTGCCGGCACTGCTGGCTAGCCCGCCGCTGCTGGGACGCGAGCAGCCCCGGATCTTCACCCCGCCGCTGCGCGACCTGACCCCGGACACGACCCGCGGGTTCGAGGTGATCGCCTTCGCGGAGGAGATCCTCGGCATCACGCTGACGCCGTGGCAGAAGTGGCTGTACATCCACGCCCTCGAGCTGCTGCCGACCGGCCGCTACCGGTTCCGCACCCTGGTCATCCTCATCGCCCGCCAGAACGGCAAGACCCTGTGGGTGCAGATCCTGTCCCTGTGGGCGCTGTACGTCGACGGCGCGCAGCTGGTGCTCGGCACCGCGCAGAACCTCGACGTCGCGGAGGAGTGCTGGCAGGGCTCCGTGGACCTCGCGGAGGGCATCCCCGACCTCGCCTCCGAGATCGCCTCGGTCAACCGGACGAACGGCAAGAAGGCCCTGTGCCTGCAGTCCGGCCCCCGCTACAAGGTCGCCGCCGCCTCCAGGCGCGGCGGTCGCGGCCTGACCGGTGACCTCGTGGTCCTCGACGAGCTGCGCGAGCATCAGACGTGGGACGCCTGGGCGGCGATCACGAAGACGACGATGGCCCGCAAGGATGCCCTCGTCGTGTGCCTGTCCAACGCGGGCGACATGCAGTCCGTCGTCCTCTCCCACCAGCGAGACCTCGGCATCCTCGCCATCGAGGAGGGCAACACCGACTCCCGTATCGGGCTCTTCGAGTACTCCGCTCCCGACGGCTGCGACATCCATGACCCGGACGGCTGGGTGCAGGCGAACCCGTCGATGGGATGGACGGACCTGGACGACGAGGCGGTCCGGGCGGCCTGCGAGTCCGACCCGGAGGCGATCTTCCGCACCGAGGTGCTGTGCCAGTGGGTGGAGCGGGTCACCCCGACCGCGCTGCCCGCCCTGAAGTGGGCGCAGTGCCTCGACGAGGAGTCCACCCTCGGACCCGAGGACCCGTTCGCGCTCGCCGTCGACGTGTCCTGGGACCGCTCCGTGGCCCACGTGTCCGTCGCCGGCGCCCGACCGGACGGCCTGTGGCACGTGCAGGAGATCGCGACGATGGACCCGTCGGACGTGTGCCGCTGGCTCGCGGACTCCACGGCCCGCCGCCGGCCGCTGATCGTCGCGGTGCAGGGGTCCGGGGCACCCGCCTCGAGCCTGCTCGACGACCTGAACCGGCTCGGCGTCCCCGTCCTGCCGCTCAACGGGGGCGACATCACGAAGGCGTGCGGCTCATTCTTCGACGCCGTCACGACCATGTCCGTCCGGCACACCATCCAGCCCGACATCGAGATGGCCGTGTCGACCGCGGTGTCCCGTCCGCTGGGGGATGCGTGGGCGCTGGACCGCAAGAAGTCACCGACCGACATCGCCGGACTGGTGGCGATCGTCATGGCCCTGTGGGCGTTCCTCGCCGAGCAGGGACGCACGCCGCAGATCATCGACCCGTGGGCTGAGGAGGACGAGTGAGGCGACTGGCATCACGCGACCTGTGGACCACGCTGGCGGAGATCGCCGGCGGACTGCTCATCTGTGCGGGCGCCTTCGTCCTGTTCGGCCTCGGCGTCGCGCTCGCCGTCACCGGCGTCCTGCTCATCGCCGCCGGATACCTCGCCTCGGGAGGCGCTGAATGAGTCTCATCAGACGAGGCGTGGAGGCCCGTGCCGGCTACCCCGCGTACAACGCGATGGTCAACCCGGTCAACATGCTGTACGGGAACATCTCCATGTGGTCGACGGCGGGCGAGCGCGTCGACGAGGTGACCGCCCTGGGCATCGCCTCCGTGCTGTCCGCCGTCACCCTGCTCGCCGACTCTGTGGCCACGATGCCGCTGAAGTGCTACCGGCAGGTCCCCGGCGGGGAGCGTGAGTACGTGCCCGTCCCCGCGATCCTCCAGGACCCCGACCCCGACGAGTCGAACACGTTCGAGCTGAAGCACACGATCGTGTCCACCCTCGCCCTGCACGGCAACTCCTACACCCACGTGGAGCGCGACTCCCGCGGCCACGAGGTGGGCCTGACCCCGCTGCACCCGTACCAGATGAACGTCCTGCCGTCGAAGGACTACTCCGGTCGCACGTTCCTGCACCTGGGACGGGAGATCCCGCGGGAGGACCTCATCGTCATCCGCTGGTTCACCCCGCCCCAGTCCCTCGTCGGCATCTCCCCGCTGACGATGCAGCGCACCATGTTCGGCCTCGCCCTGGCGATGGACAAGTACCTGGCCCAGTGGTACGGGGAGGGCGGCACCCCGTCCGGCGTGCTGGAGACCGACCGCCAGCTGACGACGGAGGCGGCGAAGAACCTCCGCGAGACGTGGGAGTCCAGCCAGCGCAAGCGCCGCCGCCCCGCGGTCCTCTCCGACGGCCTGAAGTGGCGCCCCGTGCAGACGTCCGCCGTCGATATGGAGTTCGCGGCGACCCGTGACGCGATCATCGCGGAGGTCGCCCGCATCTTCCGCATCCCCGCTCACCTGCTGAACGTGAAGTCGGACGGGCAGACGTACCAGAACGTGGAGCAGGCCTCCATCAACTACCTGACGTACACCCTCGCCCCGTGGCTGACTCGACTGGAGACGGCGTTCAGCCAGTTCCTGCCGCCGGACGTGAACGTCGAGTTCGACACCTCCACGCTGCTGCGACTGGACGCGACGACGAAGGCGACCGTCGACAAGATCAAGATCGAGACCGGGGTCCGGTCCCCGAACGAGGCCCGCGCCAGTGACGGGCAGGCCCCGTACGAGGGCGGAGATGCGTTCGTGAAGCCGTCGAAGGCCGCCCCGCCGCCGGCCCTTCCCGCCATCGACCTGCCCGTGGTCGCGTGATGGCGGAGACGTACCGGCCTCCGAAGGCGGTACGGGCCGAGATCGACCTGCCGCCGGTGCTGAGCGCGGCGCAGGTGTCAGCCCTGCGGGACCACGTCGGACAGACCGGGGCGTGGGCGCGAGGAATCGTCCACGGACTGGAGCAGCGCGCTGCCCTCATCAAGGAGATCACGATGGAAACACGAGCACTGCCCCCGTCGCTGCGCCCATCGACCGACGCCGACGTTCCGACGTTCACCCCGTCCTGCGAGACGTGCGAGTACTTCCGTGGCGGCATCCAGACCGAGACCATAATGGTCGCATCCGTGTGCGAGAAGTGGGATGCCGCCGTCGAGGCGACGTCCTACTGCGACGCATGGGAGTCGCGGAACCGCTGCCTTCCGTCGTGGCTGCGCGACGACGACGTGCCTGCCGAGGAAGTGGCCTGGTACTCCGCTACCCCGGAGGCCGCCGAGGTCCGCAGGTCGCAGGTCGACTCCTGCGAGAAGCGGTCCTTCGCCACAGAGGTCCGGGCCACCACCGCGGAGGACGGCACCGTCACGATGCGCGGCTACGCCGCCGTCTTCGACCAGGAGGCGACGGGCCTGCCGTTCCGCGAGGTCATCCGCCGTGGCGCGTTCAAGCGGTCGCTCGACCGAGGTGACGAGTGCTACCTCCTCATCAACCACAACACCGACGAGCTGCCACTGGCCCGGCGTTCCTCCGGCACGCTCGAGGTGTCCGAGGACGACCACGGCCTCCTCGTCGAGGCCGAGCTGGATCCCGCGAACCCGCGGGCAGCGGAACTGATCTCCGCCCTGTCCCGCAGCGACGTCTCGGAGATGTCGTTCGCGTTCAAGGTCGCCCCCGGCGGATCTTCCAAGGGCGAGGATGGCCTGCGCGAACTCACTGACCTCGACCTGTTCGAGGCGTCGGTGACCACGTGGGGCGCCTACTCCCAGACCGATGTCGGACTGCGGGACGCGGACGTCGCCGACGGCGACTTCCTCCTGCGGTGGCGCGCCGCTGAACTGCGCGCCCGACTGCTCGGCCTGTAACCACACGCTTCCGTCCCTGCTCGACGGACCGCCCCCGGCGCCACGGCCCCGGCGGCATCACCATCCCATCAACCCAAGGAGCAGACATGTCCAGAATGCTGGACTCCCTCCGCGAGCAGCGTGACGCGAAGGCGTCCGAGGCCGCGGCCCTCCTCGATGGCGAGCCGACCGAGGAATCGTTGGCAACCGTCGAGGCACGTCAGTCTGAGATCGGCACCCTCGACACGCAGATCGCGTCCGTCGAGGCCACCGAGGCCCGCTCGGCCGCGATCATCGAGTCGCGGGCCGACGCCGGCATCACCACCGCACGCACCACCGTCACCGAGCCGGACATGTACACCGAGCACGGTGAGCGGTCGTTCATCCGCGACATGTTCAACGCCACCATCCGCAACGACCGCGGCTCCTGGGATGCGCTGAACCGTCACATGGAGGAGCAGCGCGCAGCCTCGCGCACCGACACCTCCTCGATGGGCGAGCTCGTCCCGCCCGCATGGCTGCTGGAGCTCACCGCCGGCTACCTGCGTCCGGGCCGCGTCACTGCGGACCTCCTCACCGGCCTCGCCCTCCCGGCGGGCACGGACTCCATCAACGTCCCGAAGATCACGACCGGCGCCACCGTGGCCGCGCAGACGGCGGACAACGCCGCCACGTCGACCACCGACCCGGTCACCGGCTCCGTCGCCGCACCCGTGCGCACCATCACGGGCTACGTCGACGCCGCCATCCAGCTGATCGAGCAGTCCCCGCTCGCGGGCGGCCTCGACCGGCTGATCTTCCAGGACCTCATGGCCGACCACGCCTACAAGCTGGACCAGCAGGTCCTGCAGGGCGTCGGCACCGCCGGCCAGATGTACGGCATGATGACCACGTCCGGCATCCTCGCGGGCACCTACACCTCTGGGACTCCCACGGGCACGGCGCTGTACACCGAGGTCGTCAAGGGCATCAGCCTCATCGCGAAGAACCGGTTCCGTGGCGCGGAGGGCATCGTCATGGCCCCGTCGCTGTGGTACTTCCTCGCCTCGCAGACGGACACGGCGGGCCGCCCGCTCGTCGTCCCGACCGTCGGCGGGCCGTTCAACGCCTCCGGCGTGATCACCGATCCCGGTGGCGCGCAGGGCGCGGTCGGCACCCTCATGGGTGTCCCGGTCCACCTCGACGCGGCCATCGCGGCCGAGTCGACGCAGCTGCCCATCCTCATCGCGAAGTTCTCGGACACGATCCTGTTCGAGGGCGCGCTGCGGACACGGGTGCTGCCGGACGTCGGCTCCGCGGGGCTGACGATGCGCTACCAGCTGTACTCCTACGCGGCGATCGCTGCCCGCTACCCGACGGGCATCTTCAAGCTCGCCGGCACGGGCACCATCCCGTCGGCTGGCTACTAGTCGGACCAGGCCGGGGGCGCTCACCGCGTCCCCGGCTGACCCGATGGACAGCATCAGATCCGGTTACCTCGCAGCCCTGCGCGAGGAACTGGGCAGGGCCACCGATCCGCAGACGATCGCGGATCTCACAGCCGAGATCGAGCGTCTCCTCCCGTTGGAGAACGCCCGCTCGGTCCCATCAGCGCGCACGCGCTGACCCGTGGACGGGTGGGGAGCCGCCGAGCAGGGCCGGCTCCCCACCTCACGAGAGGCCCTGCTGCCATGACTGACAAGATCGCTGGAACGTGGTTGTCGAACGCCATGCACGCGAACACCGGGTACGGGACGCAGACCCGCCAGGTGGTGTCCCGCATGTGGAGGGACGGGCACCGGGTCGCGGTCGCCGCGAACTACGGCGTCGAGTCCCGGATGGCCGAGATCGAGGGCGTCCCCCACTACCCGAGGGGACTGGACGCCTACTCCGGCGACATGTTCGGACCCACCTACGACGACTGGACGTCCCAGCATCCGGGCTGGCGCCATCACGCCTTCGTCCTGTTCGACGCCTGGGTGTGCGACAGCGAGCGATTCGATGACATCCCGACTGCGATCTGGGTCCCCATCGACCACGCGCCCGCACCGGAGAAGGTGCTGGAGTTCCTCAACCGCGACAACATCAAGCCGATCGCCATGTCGCTGTTCGGGCAGCAGATGATCGAGGCGGCGGGCATCGAATGCACGTACATCCCGCACGCCATCGAACTGGACACGTGGAAGCCGACGGCACGGGTCACGATCAGCGGCCGGCTGATGAGCGGCCGGGAGATCATGGGCATCCCCGAGGACCGCTGGGTCGTGGGGGCATTCAACGCGAACAAGGGCTCCACCCCGAGCCGGAAGGCGTGGGGGGAGAACCTCGTCGCCTTCAGCCTGTGGACGAAGCGGTTCGCCCGCGACGACGCGGTCCTGTTCATCCACACGGAGAAGTCGCCCGCGATGGCGGGACTGGACCTGCCCCGCCTGTGCGAGGCGGTCGGGCTGGACCCCAGCCAGGTGGTGTTCATCAACCAGTTCGCGAATCGTCTCGGCATCCCAGCGGAGGGCATGGCGGCACTGATGACCGCCACCGACATCTGCCTCGCGTCGACGATGGGGGAGGGCTTCGGGCTGACGGTGCTGGAGGCCGCATCCACGGGCACTCGGTCGATCGTGTCGAACTTCTCCGCGCAGCCGGAACTGGCCGCCGACGGGTTCCTCGTCGACACGCAGCCGTACTGGGACGGCGGGCAGGCGTCATGGTTCGCGATGCCGCTCATCGAGTCGATCATCGAGCAGCTGGAGGCCGCGTACCAGTCGGGCCGCAAGCGTTCCGCCAAGGCCATCGAGCACGCCGCGAACTACGACGCTGACCTCGTGTACGACCAGGCATGGCGACCGTTCCTGGCGTCGCTGTGATCCCCGCGCTGATCGTGCCCATCCTGAACCGCCCCGAACTGCTGCACCGGATGCTCGACTCCATCGACCACCCTGTCGCGGACCTCGTCATCATCGACAACGGCAACGTGTTCCCCGCGTGGGAACCGGTCGAGCACGTCGAGCGGACCCACGTCATCAAGATGCCGAGCAACCTCGGGGTCGCCGGGTCATGGAACCTGGGCATCAAGGCGCTGCCGTTCGCGCCCTACTGGCTGATCGTCAACTCCGACGCCTGGTTCCCCGCCGGGTCGCTGGCGATGTTCGACGAGGCCGCGGACCGCAGCGGGATCGTCCTGTCCGGCGGCCTGCCACCGTGGTGCGCCTTCGCCCTCGGGGACCACGTCGTCGAGCAGGCCGGCCTGTTCGACGAGGGCTTCCATCCCTGCTACTTCGAGGACACCGACTACGAGCGGCGGACCGAGGCCGCGGGACTGCGCGTCCACCGGACCCGTATCCCCGTCCACCACGACAACTCCTCCACCCTGAACGACGGCCACGCCGAGGACAACAACGCCACCTACCCCGCGAACGAGGCGTACTACCTGGGCAAGAGGTCACGGGGCGACTACGGCCCCGGCGCGTGGGACCTGACCAGGCGAAGGGACCTGTCGTGGGACTGATGCTGCCAACCGACCGTCACGG